GAGAAGACTTTCCATCAGTTCTTTCAATTTCTTCATTGCAATTCCTCCATCTTTTCAATTAGTTTAATTAAATCCAACTCGAATTTCCGCTTGCCACTGGCGATCTTGCGGAGGACGGCCTCTTTGGTGTTTCCGACAAACGCCTTAGTACCCTCAGAGTCGGCGGGGTCTTCTGATCCGCCTGCGTCCGAGATAGTAATTGTAATCCGATCAAGCCGCGCCTGCTTCACACGGACATCATCCCCCTTCCAACTATAATGGAGTGGTTCCATGTGGAGGATTGCCGCTATATTTTTGCCCCTGATCTGGTTATACTCGTCGACGCTCAGAGCATAGGATAGTAGCAGGTTCCCGGAGAGGAATACCTCGACCATTTCTTTATTTTTAACGTGGCGAATGTATCTCTCGTCTTGCCATCCATTCTCGCCGGTCGCGCGCATAAATATCGGAACCTTTTCTGCAGCCACTACTTCCTTAATTGATTTTGATAAAAACCCTGGGGCAAATCTAAAGTCTTCCCTGAAGGTAAACGCCAGATATCCCTGGCCGTCTTCAGTGACCGCCGTTTGGGTATCCAAAGAAGTAAGCATCACTCGCTTTTCGCTAACGGTGGCAATCACCTTGGCAAAGATTGCCTGAAGCTCCTTGGTTTTGATTTCCCCCACCCCGCGCGCAAGCGCGTCTGGGTTGCTGCCCACCGATACAGCCGAAAGCTCAATCACCTCCGCTTTGAAAACTTCTACCCCGCCATCAGGATTCTTCCTCAAATCTTTTTTCTTTGCAATAAATCCGATGCTCCACGCCCGGAGGAACCCCTTAGAGTAGAGGTCAAACAATTCTTTAGCCAGTTTTGTGTCTGCAAATTGTACCCTGGCGATTAAGGTATCACCCTCATGCCTAATGTCTATTACTTTACCGATAGGTGGTTGATGCATATCGTGCGCCCACAGCACAACCGGATTCTTTTTGAATTCCGTAAAGTCGAGCCCCTTCGGCTGGATTATATCTCCGTCCCGGTCTCTCCTGGAGGAGGTGATTACCACATCCATCGTTCGGGTTTTCTCATCGATATTCTCCGGCTTGCCGTAAAAAGATTCCCGGTTTGATTTTGTTTGTGCTTTGGTGTCTTTCTCCGGCAGCCTGCCGATCTTTAATGTACCCCCACACTTCGGGCAGTCCATAGTTTTTGGCTTCTCGGAAAATTTAGCTTCATATCCACACTCAGGACAATGGTAGTATATCAGGTCTGTCGCCCGCTCGGTTGGCACAAGTAGATCTCCCCCTGCATCCGAGGTCAACGCCTTATCCTGTTCCGCCTTCGCATCACGTTCCATAGTCACGGTTAAATCTCCTTTTCTTCAAACTGAATTCCACGGTCTCCAGGGTAAGGTTTCGTATGTATGAATTTTCCAGATAGGATCGGCAAAGGAATACCTTTTGGGTATGCTGTACATGACCGCGAAAGTATGTCATCAGAATTCCAGTGTGCGCACATGACACATTGGCCGGGTAAAACCGGTGTATCATTTATATTCATGTCAAACCCCCAATATCTCAAACTCGAATTTATATTTGATCGCAAGTTTCTTAAGAGCATTTTCCCCTACATGCTCCATATCCAGTTTCACCGCTTTTAACTTTTCTGTATGTGACATACCAGACGTTTTCTTCAAAAAAGATTTTATTCCCTTATGCGCCTCTTGCTTCATCACTCGATTATAATCTCTCCGGAATTTCTTAAGATTTGAAGAGTTAATCATGCCTACTCCTGGGCGTAGTTTATAAACTTTACCCCCGTGGGTAACGATTCGTTGCTCTTTCAGTTTATTGAAAAACATAGAAACAATATCCGTACCAGACGGTACAGAATCTCCAGGATGATTATGCACCACCACGTTGCCTGCCATCTTCTTCAGGTCGTCACGGGCAAACTTAATTTGAAATTCTGTACCTTTTACATGAGTAAGAATTTTTCCGTTGCTATCCAAAACATACCCGTGCTCCTCTGTCCGTTTCTGTATATCGGCCTTGACTTTATTAAAACTATTCTCCAGTTTGGTTTTAGACCCAGGCGTTTCTTGTACCTTCGGCTTTGGCTCAGGTTTTGGCTTTGGCTTTGGCTTCGGGGCTGAAACAGGTTTTGGCTCAGGTTTTGGTTTTGGCTTAGGTACCGGCTTTGGCTTAGGTTTCGGGGCAGGTACTGGTTTTGGCTTGGGGACTGTCCTCGGTATTTCCACCTTCGGCGCAGGAGCGGGAGCCGGAACAGGTTTCGGCTTAGGTATCGGCGGAGGGGGCTTAGGTTCCAACTTTGGTTTTGGTAGAGGTAGTGGTTTCGGTTTGGGCTTTATTCGCTGCGGGATATTCGCCCAGGGGCCACTTGGTTTATTCGGACCATGCGTTTGGAATGGGGTCTGGTCGACGAGCTGCGTCGGATGCACGATTGGGATAACCGTACATCGGCAATTTGGATGTAGAGGGGGGTGCGAGATCGCCTGCTGGATTCCCAGCGTACCCCCTTCCAACCCTGCCAGTGCCGCATCTCCCGGTACAAAGTCTCCACCGGTATTCATATGCTGACCGTCGAGCGCAAGGCAAAACTGACAAGATGAATCGTCCGCCGTTACAATCCACTGTACAATCTGAACATTGGCATCTTTGTACCGTTTGACCGCGCCCTCGTTCATCGCCCAGATCGCCGTGGTTCTCGCCGTTCGTTCCGCCTGCCACGCAAGCTGTGGGGTGGCCTGCTCGATATGCCTGGCAATCTGTGCGATCGTCATACCCTGTCGCTTTTCGCTATCCCAGTACGCTGCCGCTTGAATCCATATCTTAGCAATTGTTTTCGCCTGTGTCCGCGCCTGCCCAGTCGCAACCCCCCGAAGCCACCCCTCAGTAGGTTCCCCCATTTCCCTCAGCAAGAAATCATCCCGCGTCTCGCCGACGTATAAAAATTTTTCATCAGGGCTAACCTGCTTCGAAATATTAATTCCGTACTCTTCCTCTGCCAAACGATATCCTTGAATGACCATCAGCACCGTCGGCTTTAGCTGCGCCTCCACAATATCGCGTGCCCAGCGGTCTTGAACATTCTGGGGAAAGGGTACGCTATGGACTCTGATGTTGTTTGCCGCCTCCCGGAAGTGCATTCGCATAACACGCATCAGCCGTCGCTTGAGATTAGGGAGCCACTGGTCGGCGAGCTTGTTTCGGAGCACCGCCGTCCTCGATGTCTCAGTTGTGATAAGTGATGCTGGCATTTTTAGCCTACCACCTTTAAGCAAAAATTATCCCTGCCCGTCTCCCTCTCCAGCCGTTACCTCCCCCAATACTCGTACGTTACAGCCGATGATTTTACACGCCACAAAAATCAGCGCCACCCCGATGCGCAGCCGAATCCTCCATGTGGTCATACCCCCAATGGTGACCTCCAGCGACATATCCTTAGCAGCGTCTTTCATTTTCATCTGTTTTCTAATCACCATGCCCGCCATTATTCTTCCTCCTCCATTTCTTCCTCATCCCCCTCAACCGGGGGCTCCTCCCATTCGTCGCCGCCAGACAATCCATCACTTTCGTCCGGTGTCGGTTCCGGCTCAGCATTTACCGGTATGCGCTCAAAGCCCATGCGCTGCAGGGTATAGTCGGGAGCCTCAGGGTCTATCGAGAGCCCCGCCATTTCCCTTGCCTCCTGGAATGTGGCTACACCCCCCGCGTGTAGCTCTGTCGCGCGCGTTGCCATCTCCGTTTGATCTTCCTGGAGCGCACGGACCTTCGACGAGTCGAACCGAATCTCCGTTTCGTCGTCACCTTCCCCCGATGCCAGCGTACGCGTGAAAGATGAACTCATCGCAAGCCAAATACCCGTCATGGTACCCCTGTAGAACGAGCGCTCGGCAACATCATAGTTGGAATACGTTGCATGTTTTAATCCAACTCGTGAACTAATCAAAATAGGTGGAACGCCAAACGCAGCGCAGATTCTGCTCTCGACCTGCTCTGACATCCCAGGGAAATCCATGTCCTTAAGGGGTATCGGATAATCAACCCCAACATCCTCACCGGAGATCAGCAGGGGGCTCCCACGTTTTCCATGCCCCAGATGATCCTTTAATGTTTTACGCATCATTTCCATCTGCTCTTCCGACCAATCGAGCTTCTGCTTTAGGATCATCCCCGGGGTGTGAGAGTTATCGAGCATCTCAACCAGATAATCCTCTCGCTCAACGTCTGTTTTATAATCATGATATGCGGCCTGCATAGGACCAGAGCCGTCATGGAAGTTACTGGGATTGACATATCGAGAATAGATCATGTCATTCGGCGAGACTAATATCGGCTCTCCAGCGTACCCCTCCGGATTGACCTCGTAATGAGCAATGATCCTACGCTTATCTCCCTGCAGTATTTTTTGCAGCGGAACTACCTTAACCCAAGATGACGGTATCGGCCATAACTCCGAAGCCTCTCCCACCCCGTTCGCATCCTGCAGTCCATTCCGTAAAATCCAAACGAACCCTTTTCCCGTTTGGGTAAGATGGGAAATCTGATACGACCAGAATTCAAACAGGCTGAGCCATTCGTTCGGCTTGCGCATCAAATTAAGGAGGTGGTGGTCTGGTAACTCCTCAAACCCCTTCTCCGTTTCATGGCCCACAACTGCCCGCGATTCCAAAAACGCGATAGAGATACGCCAAATACAGGCAAACACTATTGGATGATTTCTGTAAATTGATTCCTGTTGCGCGGGGGTCAACGTACCCCAAATATTTTGCGCATTCGAAATTGAGCCGTTGGAATATTGACTCGACAGGTTGAGGAAGAAATGCTCCAGATCGTCGTAGTTCAGTGATTTGGCGGCCCATTTGAATGCTCTTTGCTTTAGCCAATTAAATGCCATCTATTACCCCTCAACCTGTGTCAAAGGCTCTGAATCGTGATTCGTCTCCCGCTCTCGATATCCTCTTTCAACGCCACTACCAAAGAATCTACATCGTCGTCGTGCGCACCGCCTGGGAACGCAGAGATTACCTTAAGCCATGGATGATTCCACGGCGCTTTCTTGATGTACACATTCCCCGCTTCGAAGATCGGCTCCATACAAAGTGCATTCGTCACCTTATCCTTAGTAGGCGTTACCGGTCGAACAACCGCCTTCCCACTCATCATCGCCCTGACAAGTTCGTACATGTCTTTGTACCCCGCTACAGTTTCAATCCGAACCTGAACCGCGGGACCATCTTTCTCAGCCGTCGCTACCATTCGCTGCTGTTTTTTTAGCGCCGACCACTGCCCCCGTACCACGTCCTCGATGTAAATGCACCCATCCCTGTACGCCGCCTTTGTCCCAACCGTGAAGTCTGGGTCGCTTTTCATACGTTGTTTCTCCGTCGACGCCTGATCCCAACCGCGCCGCCATTTAAGACCCTCCGGCATCTCGTCGACGTACTGTACCAGGTCGGCTCTGAGCATATTCCCACGTCTAGGTGCAGGGTCTTGCTGCCCTTGCGCACCCCACGCATATGCTCCCATTAGCGCTCGCATGGTTTTATACCAGGATTCTGGGAATCTCTCTGGGAACAGCCATCGCCCCTGCGCGTTCTGCGCGGGGAAAGTTACCATCTCAAACTTTGGAAACTCCGAATCATACTCAGGAGCATAGGGATCATTCTTTCGCGCAATCCTACCAACCAGATCATCCTCATGCCACCGGTTGGCAACAATACATACCCCGTGGATCGGAGCGAGTCTGGTAATTAGATCACTTTCGAATGAGTCCCAAGTCTTATCCCGCATCGTTTGGGATTCAGCATCCTCACGGTTTTTGCAATAGTCATCGATGATCAATTTGTTTGCTCCACGCCCGGTAATTGTTCCGGCGAGTCCTGCTGCGTGTACCGCGCCATAATGCCGCTGGATACGCCACGATCCAATTGAGCTTCGATCGCGTTGTACCCAAAGGTCGTACATATTTCCCGCTTCCATAAAACACGCCCTGGCGTCATAGCTCATTGTCGATGCCAGTTCAAAGTTGTAACTTGCCAAGATAATTTCATCATCTGGAGTCCCAATGAGATCCCATACAGGGTACCTCCGAGAAACAATATCGGACTTACCATGCCGAAATGGGAGGCAGATACACATATACGTGCTTTCTCCCGTCGCCACCCGGTCGTTCATTTCCTGTAATTTTTGAATTAACGCTATGGTGTGGATGCCCCAGATGTATTGGGGCTTAGGGGGGTATCGCTGCAGGAATGCCCAGAAGGATCGCTGCATCCCGCGCCTGGCCAACTCCTCCAGCGCCAGACGGCTAAGCAGAAATTCCGCTTCAGGACCTCTTTTTAGATTTGAGGGGCTTCTTTGCGGGCTTACCACCATCCACTACATCTCCATCTAACATCTCGTCGGGGATATCCCCCTTTGCAATTGCTACTAAATCCTCATCGGACATCCCTGCGAAATGATCGTCTCGCTCAATCCGAATCACCGCCGCCTGCTTCCCTTCAATTCGGTTCCACAGCTCGGCCATATAGCCACTTTTGCCATCGAATACATGCCCCACATGATTTACCGAAATCACCCTGGCAACTGTGACCTTTCTGGGGTCAAGGCCATGCGCCTCGGCGACCGTCTTGGCTATCGGTACGCTGGCCGCCTTTTCCTCGAGGACGTCACGCAGCTGGTGCGTTAGAGAGCGGGACGTCCGGGGATGCCCGCAACGATTGCCGGTCCAGTTTACCCCAGACCGGAATTTTCGTCCGAGTTTGTTACCTTTTTGAAATCCATGTTTTTTTTGTTGCGCCTTGGACATATACTCCAATTCCAATCGTTGCCTCTTCCCTGCCTCTCCTCTACATACTCTATAATACCATTTTCCGTTTCAATTTTTTCACCTTCCTGCCAAAAACGCCCTTCTCCCATTCCGATCTTTCCAGCCATTTCCCCTTGGTATTATACGACGAGAGGCATCCAACCGCCCTCTGCCCCGTATCATGATTCGTGCTTCGCATCACGACTCCTTTCCCGATCTCAAGGAACACCGGGTTGACGTCTCCCCTATCAGGACATGCTCGTTCCATCGCCTGAAGCATATCAATCAGGTGCCGCCGATTAACGCATACGCGCACCCCACCCTCTCTCACCGCCCCGCGCATAACCTCCCGCCAATCCGGATAAGCGTCTCGCTTTGGAAACGCCGCGATCCTCCGCTCTACCCCTTCTGCCGACACGCAGGTCAACTCGACCTTTCGCCCATCCGACGCACACTTGGTCATCGCCGCGTGCTGAAGCGCTATGCGTTTATCTCTCGGCAGGTTTTTTGTCGCCTCCTTGACAAACTTAACCGACAGTACCTTACCCCCACCCTCGCCAACCTCTACTTGTTCGCCGACATCCGGAAACCCCTGTACCTCTCCTGCAGGGCTCACCGCCATAAACCCAGACCTCCCATCTCCCGCCGCTGTCGACCCATCCGGATCAAGCCACACCCCACATAACCCCCGGTCGAACTCGTCCCTCGACGCCACTTCTGCTACCGTCAAATTAGCCCTACTGTATAAAGTCATGCCTCCCTCCATATTCTTTCCAAGATTATTTCCAGAGTATATAAGAAAAGTAGAGAGGACGAAAGAACCGCACACAGCCCCTCTTTTCCAGCGTCTTAAATTCATTGTCGTTCATTTCTTCTCCTTTTTCGCCCCGCACCACGGGCAGAAAGGGCCCTCAAAGCGAATCCAATTCTTATAGCACTGCCCTTGCTTTAATTTCGGCGTGGGCGGGGTTAAGGCTCGCTCCAATCCGGCTACCATCCCCTGCATGAAACATTGTGTCTCAATCGACAAACCCTCTATTAGATTTAGTATATCTTTTTGTAATTCGTCTCCTCCAGACTTAAATTCTTGTTCTACATGATATTTGAAATCTATTACTCTCGGCGACCTGGTACCCTCAAGCGGATATCTCAGATCAAACAATCGCCTAACATATCCAGCCTGTCGCAATTGTTCGCAAAAGGTATTACTAAAATCAGCGCCCTCCCCTGTTTGTAAGAATTCATCCGCCAAATTTACCCCAACGTCAATCTGAGACATAATCCATTGTAGGTCCCTAAGCATCTCTTTTCTCCTTTGCGTCAATCTCCGCCAAAACCTCCGAAACGTGCGTTGCCCCCCTGGGCAAAACTCCACCAACCCCCATCTCATACACCTTTATTCATCGCGTCAATCTTCCAAATCCATGTACCTGCTCAAAACTCCAGCCTACTGCGCGGAGCAACCGTATCCCTGCCTCCCACTCCGCATCACGTACTCCCATTACACTTACTCTCGCTCGCCATCCCTGCCTGGTACACTCAGAGAATCCACCACCACCAAATTTCTTCGCAATCCGCTTAATTTCCCCCTCCGCCCGCCGCGCTCCCGCCACCATAACATTCTCCCGCGGAAAGTCTCTGCGTAACGCGATAATCGCCTCTGCTCTTCGTAATAGATATTTTTCCCTCGCCATCGCCCCCTCCCCATAAAAAAGAAAAAGAATAAGAAAATCCAAAAAACGACCTTATCATACCCCCCTATAGGTGTATAGAGTAACTTACTCATTCTTTTATAAATTTTGAATTTAAACTAATAAATATATTATAAAAATAGATACCCATAGGGGGGTATGTTAAGGTCGTTTTTTGAAAACCCCCTAATTCGGCTCCTCAAATGCAAGCCGCGACTCCCAAAATGAGTCGGTAAAATCAGTGCATATGTAGCGTTTTCTTGTCAATATCAGCGCGTCCCGCTCACGGATAATAGCCCATTTAATCCGCTGGATTGCCCATGTTCGTATTTTCATTCCGCGCTCTGGTTTGTAAGATTCGATGGCGTCGAGTAGTCCTATATATCCATCGGAGATCGCCTCGGGAACCGTGTACCAGTCGGGGATTTTCCCAGATGTTCGCATCCGCTCCGCCGTAATTTTCACCAAAAGGGTCATTTTTTCAATCTGAGTCTCGCCATGGGGATTTGTCCAACCCCCGTCCTCCCCTCGTTTTCTCGCTCCCATTTTTCCCCTCCTGCCGCTCTCAACCCCCAGAACACGGTAATCACCCCAATTTCGGAACAAAACGCGCCCAGAGCGAAGCAATCGACCAAATTTAGGGTGTATTTTGGGGAGGAGTATCGTCCTTAGCCAATGGCAATGGCAATGCCAACGCCCTTCGAGCGATCTCCTGCATATATTCGCACGGAGCGCAAAAATGCCCGACGAAACATCCATATGTCTGCCTCCCAACTTCAGTCTTTGAAATTGTTTCCAGCGCCGTGATCAACTGTTCAATTCGGATGTCTCTTATGTCTATTTTTTGTACCTCTGTACGGCAGGGTCTCGAGTGACACGCGGTAATATAGCACGCAATGCAATAATTACCGTCTGTAATATCAGGGCGGTTAACGCTGGATATCAACGACGCAAAATAAACTCCACACCTATCACACTGTTTATCGATTATCATTTCTTCATCCCCTTCAATTTGGCCATAGCCTCCGAGTATGTTCCAAGCCAATCACCTATTGTAATTATCGGCAGTACCCCCCGCAGCTGGTATTCCGCCATTGCGGGAACCGCCCCAACCGTTCTCCACCTACTGTTTCCAGAGGATAGCACATCAAGATCATAAAATTCATACTCTATCCTCAGACGCTTCATTTTGTCTTTGGCCGCGTCGCAAATTTTGCATTTGGCTTTGCCGTATACTCTAACTATTTCCATTCTTCATTTCTCCAATCGCACATGGTCGAGATTGCGACGCGAACACCCCATTTTTCCCAAACTTCCTTTTGTGCTTTGGCAAGCGTCTCGCTCCGTATTACAATCTCCAGTATCAACCCCTTTGCCGTACTGGTCCACCTCTGATACGGATACCCCCATTCCGCTAAATCCTGGGAGAAATGCACTCGGCACACAGCACAGAAAAACATCAGGTGCTTAATACGTATGTCGGCGTCTAACCCCCGGAATGTTTTAACTCGTTGGGAATGCACATGAACATTACATACCTGCTTACACCCTGGGCAGGGTTCAGTGTCCCGATTACGTATATTAATTTCGAGTACCTCCTGCTTCTTTTTCTTTTTATTCATCGTTCTCCCTTGCGTATCCTCGCTAATGCCATATCCACATACTCCCGCTTCAGATCGCACCCAATATATCTTCGCCACCTTTTATAACAAACAAGACCAACCGTGCCTGAGCCCATGAACGGGTCCATGATTACCCCGCCGTCGGGGCATCCCGCCAACACGCACGGCTCAATCAGCTTTTCCGGGAACGTGGCAAAGTGCGCTATTTTGTACGGGAGGTGCGCCACCGTCCAGACAGAGCGCTTGTTGCGCCCGGGTAATTTAGCAATTTCCTCCCTTGTTTTCCCCTGGTATTTCTCTATATTATTCTGTATGCCCCAAGGCCAGTCTCGTTTTTTGTTTCTACCCTTGCAAACATACTTATATGCTTTAAGAGAGGATGCTTTTTGCTTTTCCCTTATCGCATCCACGTCGTAATAATACTTCGCCGACTTGCTCAGTAGGAAAAGATACTCGTGCGACCTGGTCGGCCTATCAGTCACGCTCTCCGGCATGGAATTAGGCTTGTGCCAAATGATGTCGCTCCGCAACCAATAGCCATCGGCCTGTAAGGCGAGGGCAACGCGCCACGGAATACCTACGAGGTTTTTAGGTTTGCACCCAGGGGGTATTATGCTTTTGGGCATATTATGCGTACCCCGATTAGACACTTGCTTTTGTGATTTGCACCCTCGCCCACCACCGGCGTACGTATCTCCCAGATTCAGCCACAACGTTCCGTCTTTTCGCAGCACCCGCCGCACCTCCCTGAAAACTTCCACCAGTTTGCTAACGTATTCCTCCGGCGTTTCTTCAAGGCCGAGCTGGCCGTCTACGCCATAATTTCGCAAACCCCAATAAGGCGGTGACGTAATGCAGCATTGTACGCTTTCCGTAGCAAGCGTTTTCATCCATTCCAAACAATCGCCACAATGAATATAATCAAACTTCTTTTTTGCATGGAGTTGCCTCTTCATTTTTCCCCCTCGTACTCCTCTTCTCGTCGTCGTGCAGCTCTTCCCCGCATAGCCCACCATAAGCTGGTCAGCTTGGTAGCATACCTCCCACCATATACCGTTTTACGATCCTGCGCCAATAAATAAACCGCCGCGCTCATAAACGCCGCCTCTTTCGGGGCATCTCGAAACTTTCCACGATACCGCTTATAAAATTCCACCCACAAATTGTGTATCGGAACCCCCATCTCGATTCTTTCGACCACCAGACCCGTCCAGAGATTGAGTCTGCTATTCATATGTTCCAGCGAGTGTCGGTATTTTTTCCTCAAATAGTTTACACAATTCCTGGGGGTAAGAAGTTCGGTTGCCCCCCAGGCAAATCCACATCGAGGACACCAACATCTCCTACAGAAAACTTCCTCTTTGCATTCCTGGCATACAAAAAACCCATATCTTGGACCCACAGTCCCGAAGATCGCGTTGAATAATGCCTGTACCCCCCCTTCCGCTCGAAATTTAGTACCTCGTTTCAGCTCAATCTTTTCTTGCATCGCGCTCTCTCCTTTCTAATCCTCTTTTTTTCAAACTCCTCGTTATTCCAATCACGGTATTCAAATTCCTCCCCAGAGTGGATTTTAATTTCATGCGGGGTAAGTTTTCGGGCCCGCTTTTTTCGCATCGCTTTAGGCATCCAACAAAGCCCCCCAAATAATACCTCCCTCTCCTCCTCCAATCGCATTCGATCTTCTTTGTGATTTGTCACTCTTGGTTCTCCTCTACCTCTGT